ATAGGTTATATAGTATAAGAAGAGATCCGCTTACATTTTTAGAAGACATGGGTTATGACTTTAGAAGTATGATAGATTTTATTGATAAAGATGATTTATTAGAAAGTTTAATTAATGACTCAGATTATGGTAGTGCACTTAATGGATATAATGGAGACTATGACCAAATTAATATTAATGGGACCGATTATATTGTAATGAGAACAGATTAATATTTACAGGTAATATTATATCCTTATTATTATGTCAAATGGCAAGAAAAAAGAAAATAGAATTTTTAATGAACACCGATTGGATGTTTGAGAAACCAATTGACAGAGAACACAAAGAATACAAACTTTTATCGTATTTCCAAAAGATGGGTGAAAAACTGGATAATATGGAATTATATCCAGGATTTATTGAATTATCCTTACATTTAGCAAATGTTCAAACCCTAGTAAAAGATAAAAAACTTTTATATATCACAAAAAAACTATCAAGTGTTGATGATGAACTACTTGTTAGAGATTTAAAAATTAAGGATGTTCCTGAAATGTCAAAAGAAGAGTATGAAGAGTTTGTTAAAATTCTAACATATTCAATGCCAAGGTTAATAGAGTATTTTAATATTGCAAAATCGGTTTGGGAACTTGTTTTTGATAGAGTTTTTTTAAAAGTAAGAACAAACAAAAAAAATGAATTAAACCCAAAAGGATATTTTTATTATGAAGATAAAGAAAAGATACTTTATGTTTGGGAATACGAATTAAAAAAAGCGGCCAAAAATTCACCGGAAAGTGTTATAAAATCAAATTTAATTTATTCGGATTTAAAAAACGATTTGACACTACCAAAAATTATTTCTAACTTTTCTACAACAAAAGAGCAAGCAAAAAATAAATTACCGGTATATGAAATGACATCGGCTGGGGATTTCCCAATAGAGAATACTCTACTACCATTATTTAAAAGAAAACTTATTTCTTATGTAAACCAGAAAAAAACTATCAACAAATATTTTGAAAACAAAGAAAATTTAAATTTGTAAAAATGAAAAAAATAGAATTAAAAGATTTAATTGAATTAATTAAGAAATACCCAAATGATCAAGATTTAGGAAATCAAATTAGAAAATTGGTAAACGAGACTAAATCCAAATAAAGAATGGAAAAAGAAATGATTGACCACCCACAACATTATGGGGGAGAAAACAATCCATACGAAGCAATAAAAGTTATTGATGCCTGGAACCTTGGGTTCGCATTGGGTAATACAGTCAAATATATTTCAAGGGCTGGTAAAAAAGATACAGATAAAGAACTACAAGATTTGAAAAAAGCTTTATGGTATTTAGAACATCATATTAAAAATTTAGAAAACCAACAGTAACGTTGGTTTTTTTGTTTTTATGAATATTTATTTATAAAACTAAATATGAAGTTAAATCCGGAAACTATAGAAAAATGGAATTCATTTTCAACTGACGACAAAAAGTTTGTAGTTGAATTTTTAATTGTTGCAAACCCAAATAAAAAAATCCCACTAACAGAGTCGAGATGGTGGAATACTGTTGGAGATATTGTTGGTATTTTTGACCCAACTGGTGTTGTTGATTTAATAAATGGTTTGGACTATATAAGACAAGGTGATTACTTTTTTGGTTTTTTATCTTTAGTTGCGGCACTACCAATTATTGGTGACGTTTTTGCAAAACCAGTTTTAGGTGCTATGAAATTAGGTAAAGGGTCTACAGTCGCTTTAAAAAGTGCTTTAGAAGCCGCTAAACTAGGAAAAGACGCTGAAGCTTTAGCCAAAATCTCAACACTAGGAAAAACAGAAGGTGTTGTTGGTAAATTTGTAAGAGGTGCTGGACAATGGGGTGATAAATTAATTTCAGTAATTGAAAAACTACCAGGCGGGAGAATAACAAGAGGCCTTAAAGAAACAATAATTGAATGGATACATTTATTCCAACAAGGGTCAAAATCCGGAAGAAATATTGCTAGAGGATCTAGAAGATTGGCATCATCTTGGAGAACATTAAGTCAAGCTGAAAAAATTGCAAATTTAGAAAAGTTAGTACAAGCATCAAAAGGTACTGGGTTATTTAAAGGATATAAAGCTGTCAGCCCAAGTCTTTGGGGTAAATATGTAAGAGGTGGTGCACCAAGACTTTGGGGGAACAGAAGTACCAGAGCTTTAATGAGAAAAACAAAATGGTATACAGGACTTTTAGATTATATGGGTATTGGAAATTTTGTTGGTCCAGATGAATTAGACACTCAATATGGTAGTGATGAAATACTAAAACAAATTGAGGGTTACAACAAAACACCTCAAGCTAATGAATATTGGTTACAAGATTTTGGTGGAATGGAAAATATGGGTCAAGAACAACCAACCGACATTATGACAGGACAACAAACTTTTTCACAAAGTAGTAGTGGTACAGATAATTTTCTAAAAGCATTTAATGTCTTATTTTAATTTTAACCACTTAGATTTATAATTTACGTTTGAAGAACAATATCTTGCATACTCATTTATAATTGGTCGCCCTGTGTTATAACAACCACAAACTATATCCCATTTTTTATATCTTTTATATAAATAATTAAGATATTTCATACTCGTCTCAACATTAAATGAAACATTACTTCTTAAATTATCTTTAGATGTATTAAATTTGTTAATAAAATTAGCGGTAGCCGGCATAACTTGCATTGGACCAACCGCACCAACACAAGACTCACGACTTGGGTTATATTTCCAATGAAATGGTCCTAGGTATGTTGTTTCTTTAAAAGCAATATTATACGCAATATACCTAGGAATTTTATATTTAGCACTATATTTTTCAATTGACTCAAACATAAATATACAAGGTGGTGATGTCAAAAGCATTTCTTTTGGTTCAAACGATTCATTCTTATTAGAACCCTTTTTTTCATCAGACCCAAGTTTAATTAAAAATATTGTTGACAAACAAAATAAAAAATAAATAATACCAAATTTTTTCATAAATAATTATTTTTGTTCTGACCAAATGTTTTTTGCATATAATTTAAAAATAGAAATACCAATTGAATCTTGATACACCGTGTAATTACCACTTTTTTTGTCAATCACAATTAAATGATTATTTTCATCAAGAGCTAAATTGATTTGTGATTTTCTAACCTTTATACTTTCAATGTTGATTACTTTCGGTTCAAATTTTTGTGTGTAAAACTTACCCCACAAAAACCCAGAATAAAGTGATACACCAACAAACAGGACTAAAAAAAACTTATAAGAATTTGATTTAATAAAATTTTTAACACTAACTAATTTTTCTTTCATAACTTTTTATTTTTAAGATTTCAACAAAGTTACGGAAGTTATTTGGATTAAAAAAATTATTCTACAAAAATTTTATCACCTTCAGAAATATCAAATTCTTTACAAGTCATACCCGGAAGTTCCAAAACGATGTCTCCAATTCCAGAATAGTTTTGACAATCATCATCATTACAAGGTCTACAGTTGTGGTGTATTTTTGATATTGTATCATTTTTTATAAAAATAATATCCAAAGGGACTAAACAGTTTTTCATCCAGAATGAATGTTCACCAGGTTCCATCATAAATAAAAGACCATCAAAACCGTCAAATTTTTTTCCCATCATACCTCTTTGAATATCTTTTTGATTAAAAAGACATTTTACATCAAATTGATTATCATTTATGATTACTTGCATATATATTAAATATACAATTTATATGAAAAAATATGCCGGTGTTTTATTAAAAAATAGAAATAAAGTTCTTTTATGTAAAAGATCTCCTAGGGAAAGTAGAGCAAATACTTGGTCAATTCCTTGTGGTCATATGGAAGAAGGTGAAAAACCAAAAGACACAGCTATAAGAGAGTTTAAAGAAGAAACAAATATTGATTTGGATACATCTGTTAAACTTTTAGATTTTATTAAAACCGATGATAAAAAAGGAATTATATTTGTTTTTTATAAAGAAGTTGAAAAAGAAATAGAACCGGATTTAGAAAAAGCAAAAGATGGACACGAACACACAAAATGCGGTTACTTTAACCTCCTTGAGTTACCAATTAAAAATAAAAAAGATGATTTATATAAAATAATTTCAAAAATTTTGTAACTTTTAAAAATATAGTTATATTTATATTACACACAAAACAACAAACACCCCTTCGACTTATTGTTGGTTTACAAAATCAAATCCCACAAATAATTAAAATTTTTTTGTGGGATTTTTGTTTTATTTGAAAAAAACTATTATCTTTGTCTTATGAAAAAAATGGGAAATAATATAAAAATTCAAAATGAAAAGTTTGGTTGTTTGTTAAATGAAACATTTTATGATGAAATTCAGTTTAAAATTTTCTTGAAATTATTAAACGGTTCATTTAGTTTGGAGAATGATTTGTTCTTCTATAATGGAGATACATTTTTAATTAACATTCCTTTTGATGTTTTGAAAAACTCTGTGGTTGTAACATCAACAGTTGAAATAGATATGATTGAACCAATTAAATCAAAAATTGAAGCACTAGTAACAAAATAATATGAAATATCTTTTTTTAATATCGACAATATTATTGTTTTTTTCTTGTCAAAAAGAAGAAATACAACCAAATGGCGAAGTATTACCACCTCAACCAATTATAACTGTGATTGATTCCACAGAACAAGCGCCAAATTTGGAAGGTCAAACTTGGGTTATTACCGGGTATAGAGTTGGGGAAATTGGAAATATGATTTCAGTTTACGACACCTTAAAGTTTACAACATTAACTCAGTATACTTATAATGGAAATCAATCACCATATTCTTTTTACTCAACAGCATCGGCATATAGTTTAACACTAAATTTTACACCTTATGGAAATTTAAGTGGATCAATATATCAAGGTAATTTGAATACTGGCAGAATAGATGGTTTAAAATTTACCGATATAACATTTGGTTCTGGAAACCAAACAAACTATTATTTATGGATTAAAAGAATATAGTTTCTTTGTTCTAATATAAAAACAAAGTGGTGGAGTCAAAAAAAACGGGTTAAGCTCGTTTTTTTTTGTTTTATATGATATTTATTTTTAGAAAACAAAAATAATCTATAAAAAAGAAAAAAATGAAAAAAACAATAAGATTAAATGAAAATGATTTAGTAAGATTAATTACAAAAATTATTTCAGAACAAAGTGTAGTACAAGGTATGGGTTCGGACCCTTATCAATATAAAGAAGAGGGTGGTAGTTATTTTTTCGCTAAGAAAGGTTCTGAAAATTGGACACAAGCAAATGACTCAAACGCTATAAAAAAAATTAAAGATACTTATTTTCCACCTACAACAGGACAAGGTAAAAAAGGTTCAAGTAAAGTTGGTGGTTCATCATCTTTTGATAAAGGAAAAAAACTAGGTTCACAACATAAAAAAGTTGTTGGTCAATTTGTAGAAGATGCTGTAGAAACTTTAGTTTCAATTGGTAAAACTACTTTTAAATTTGTAAAAAGTATTGTAGTTGGGTGTGCTGTTATTGTTTATGGTGTTTTTTATAAATTACCAAAAATGTTATTTGATGGACTTTTAAGTTTTCTAGGAGCATTAGCAAAAAAAATTGGAGATATTGTAATTGGTGCTGCTAAGCAAGCTAAAAAAATTGCGGTTAATCTTTGGAATAAAGCTGTAAGTAACATAACTAAATTAGGTCAAATAATTTTTGATGCAATAAAATCACTTGGTCAAAAGGCTTATGCGTTAGCATTATTTGCTGCCACTAAGGTAAAAGCTATTTGGAATATAATTAAAAGTTGGGCTCTTGGCGTTTGGAATTCTGTTAAAGATTTTTATAATAAAACAAAACAAGAAATTGAAGGTGCTTGGGAAGGAATGAAGGGATATGTTTCTGGATGGTTGTCAGAAGATGTTGAAACTATTGTTGAATGGTATACTTATTATAATTCACTACCTACAATTAAAATGATTAATGAAATCCACAGAGATACAAGAAAACTAATTTAATTTTTTTTATATTTTTTTATTAAACCCACCCCAATAAGGTGGGTTTTTTGTTTTTAAATTATTATATTTGTAATATGGAAAAAATATTATACATTGTAAGAGGAATCCCAGGATCTGGAAAATCAACATTTGCTAAAAGTTTAGTTGGAGAAAAAAAACATTGCCATAAAGAAGCCGATATGTTTTTTATTGGTGAAAATGGTAATTATAATTTTGATGTAACAAAAATAAAACAAGCACATAAATGGTGTCAAGATGAAATTGAATCTTTGATGAGACATAATCATACATTACTTGTTGTCTCAAACACATTTACACAAGAATGGGAAATGGAACCATATTTTGAATTGGCAAAAAAATATGGATATAAAGTTTTTACATTAATTGTTGAAAATAGACACGGAGGAACAAATGAACACAATGTTCCAGAAGATAAAATAGAGCAAATGAAAAACCGTTTTGAATATAAATTATGAGTTTTAAAAAATTATTAACAACTGGAAAAGTATTCATAACATCGGATACTCATTACGGACACAAAAACATTGTACGAGGTGTAACAAACTGGAGAACCCAGGATGGCGAAATACCTATTGATTCGGTAAGGGATTTTGAAACTATTGAACAAATGAATGAAAGGCTTGTTGACGGTATTAACCATTTTGTTGGCCAGGATGACACTTTGATAATGCTTGGCGATGTTTCATTTGGTGGTTTTGATAATATCGGATTATTTCTTGACAGATTAGTTTGCAAAAACATTCATCTAATATTAGGAAATCACGACCATCATATTGAAAATAATAGAGGTGATATACAAAATCGGTTTTTAAGTGTCAACCATTATCTTGAGGTTAAAATTAACGATGTAAGTTTTGTTTTATGTCATTACCCACTCCAAAGTTGGCACGGACTTAACAAAGGTGTAATTCATTTACACGGACACGTTCATTTAGGTAGAGAAAATAAATTTGGTAATGGTAGAAGAATGGATGTTGGAATGGATGGAAATGGTATGGACCCATATAATATTGATGACATTATTAAAATAATGAATAAAAGACCAATAGGGTCTGATATGTCCGGAGATCACCATTTAGACGATTTAGTTGGAGTTGTTGGATAATTAACAACTCCAACATATTTATTATTATGAAAATCATTATTACAGAAAGTCAGTATAAGTTAATTAAGGAAGCCGTTGGTGTTCCAGAGAATATTCTCCAGGAAGGAAAAAAATTATATGAAATTGTTGCAAGTAAATTAAAAAGTATAACCTCAACAAAAGAAGAATATTTTTTTGAGAATGTTGATATTGATTTAAATGTTTCTGATGTAAATTTTACACATTTAAATTTAATTGTTAAAGTTGATGAATTAGAAGATTATGATGGTGTAGAACCTGTAATTGCAGTAATGGGTGTTGGAAATGAATTTGAGTTTGATGAAGGAATAATGATGCAAATTAACGCAGAAACATCAACAATAGATTTATTTATCAATTTTGTTGTACCGGAAGGTTGGGAACCAAATGATTTATATATGGTTTTTATTGAGCAAAAAATACATAATACATCTGTTATGGCTCACGAATTAATGCACAGATTTAGAAGAAGTAAAAAGTCAAAAGGCCTGGCCGGTGATACTGCTGATTATCAAGCATATGCATCTGGAAAGTTAAATTTTGGAATACCGGTTATAAATGAATTTATGATGTATAGTTACTTTATTCAAAACGAAGAAAATGTTGTTAGACCAACTGAAGTTGCCTCAAGAATGATACAAAATGGAATTACAAAAGAAAAGTTTTATGAATTTATAATGCAAGATGATACAATTAAAACATTAAAAAAAATACAAAATTTTTCTTTTGAATACTTAATTAAAGGTTTATACGAACAAATGGATAGAGTATTTGCATTACTTGAACATGCCGGAGAAAACCCAAAAGAAAATTCACCAGAAGAAAATATAAAAATGGTTTTAGAGTTAGTTTATATTAGTTTAGCAAATCTTAAAATGGAATTTTTTGAAAAATTTGTAATGTCTCGTGAAGAAATGATTTTTTCACAATTGGGTCACCTTTCACAACTTTTTGGTGGAAAAGAACCAAAAGAGGACAAAGTAAA